GCACTCTGACTTGGAAAGTGAAGGTTACGAAGTCCAAGCGTTTAATATACCAGCTATCGGCAAAGGTGCATGGCACAGACGAGAAAGAATTTGGTTTATTGCCAACTCCAACAGTAGGTTGCGAGGAAGGAGGAGAACAATCGGATCGAGTGGAAATCAGCAAGACAGGAAGCTTCCTGTTACGCAAGAAAAATCCGAATGCGAAACACAAGACTTTCGGAGCAAAACTCTCGGATGCAATGTTGTTTTTGGAAAAGAAAAAGATTTACTCAACACCGACAACCAACGACTCAAAGAATTTAACATTTCCAAAGAGTCAAACAAACAGAACTTCGATCATAGGAGAAATGATCAGGTCAAAACAGACGAAACCTGGTGGCAAACTCAATCCAAACTTTGTGGAGTTCCTAATGGGATTTCCTACGGATTGGACAAAGATCGAGCAAGAAGAATAAAGGCATTAGGCAATGCTATCGTACCACAAATAATAGAAACTATCGGCAAGGCGATAATAAAAAGTGAAGAAGATAACAATACCCTATAAACCTAGACAATTACAAAAAGAAATACACGAGTCATTAAAAAGATTTAACGTATTAGTATGTCATCGTAGATTTGGTAAAACGGTACTTTGCATCAATGAAATGATTAAGAAGTGTTTGCAAAACGAATTACCTAATCCACGATACTACTACATTTCGCCAACATATTCGATTTCAAAAAGAAACTGTTGGGATTATTTAAAATATTACACAGATGTCCTCCCAGATGTGCAATACCATGAAACAGAGCTGCGATGTGATCTACCGAATGGTGGTCGTATTCAGCTCTTGGGTTGCGAAAGACCTAATACTCTTAGAGGATTATACATGGATGGGTGTGTGCTAGACGAGACATCGCAAATGCCTAGCAATCTATGGACAGAGATTGTACGACCTGCATTAGTAGATCGTGAAGGTTGGATGATTAGTATTGGAACACCTGCAGGAAGAAATAGCTTTTGGGAGTTGTTTGACTACGGACAACACCATGAACAATGGTATGCAAAATCTTTTAAGGCAAGTGAAACAGGAATTGTAAACGAAGAAGAACTAGCAGAAGCTAAAAAGTTAATGCCACCAGAAATCTATGAAGCAGAGTTTGAATGCTCGTTTGATAGTGCAGGGATCGGCTCAATCTACGGCAAGAGCTTAAATCTAGCTGACGAACAAAACAGAGTGACCAAAGTTCCTTATGACTCCAAGCATAAAGTAAATACTTTTTGGGATTTAGGAATGGCAGACAAAACTTCGATTTGGTTTGTACAGCAAGTAGGATCTGCAATACATTTGATTGACTACGAAGAAGATAGTGGTGAAGGTTTAGAATATTACGCAGGAATGCTTCAAGATAAAGGTTATGTGTATGACACACATTACTTTCCTCACGATGCAAGTGTCAGAGAAATAGGAACTGGAAACTCTAGGATTGAAACAGCACAGAGTTTAGGTTTGGTTACAAGTATCGTTCCGAAGCTGCCAATAGAAGATGGCATCAATGCAGTGAGAATGATTTTATCACGGTGTTGGTTTGATTACGAAAAAACAAAACTAGGATTAGATGCACTTCGTCAATATCGGTGGAGTACAACTGAAAGAGGAGAAGTTAAGAATAGACCAGTACACGATTGGACATCGCATAGTGCGGATGCTTTCCGTTACCTGGCGGTTGGATTAAATACATCATCAAATTGGAGTACGGAAATTAAATATCCAAGTTTAGGAATTATGTAATGGCAAAAAAAACAGATTCAGAATTATTACAAGTAATATCACAAGAGGTGCAAAACTCTTTAGGATATTATACTTCCGATTTATCGGAACAACGACAGCAATCACTTAAATATTATCTCGGAGAGCCATACGGCAACGAGGTTGAAGGCAGAAGTGCTGTTGTTACACAAGAGTTATTGGAAACAGTAGAGTCAGTTTTACCAAGTTTAATGCGAATGTTTACGCAGAGTGATCGCATGGTAAGATTTGAGCCAACGCAACCAGAAGATAGCAGGTTTGCAGAGAGTATATCAAACTATTGTAATCATATTTTTAATAAAGATAACGATGGTTTTAATATTTTATACGATTTGTTTAAAACGGCTTTGCTTCAAAAGAATGGTTTTTGCAAAATCTATTGGAATCCAAGCAAAGAACAGAGAAAAGAGCAATATCAAGACCTCACCGAAAATGAATATAATTCACTACTCCTTGATACAGAGGTTGAGATAGTCAATGTTGAAGAAAAAGCATCTGACGATGCTCTTTTCCCTGTCAAATATGATGTTGAAGTAAAAAGAGTATCAGATTTTGGCAGAGTTAAGATAGAAAGTGTACCACCAGAAGATATTTTGGTGTCTAAAAGAGCAACTTCCATGAAAGATTGCAATTTTATAGCTCATAGAGTTTATAAAACGAGGTCTGAATTGATAAATATGGGTTATGATGCAGAAATTGTTAATGATTTACCTGTATCTGACGAAGAAGTGTTCAATACGGAAGCTGTAACACGAAGAAGTTACGATGATGCGTCAACAGATTTGAATGTAAGCACATTAGATCCTTCACAAGCCGTAGTAAATGTAACCGAATGCTATCTAAAAGTTGATATGGATGGCGATGGCATTGCAGAACTGAGAAAAGTCACTGTTGGTGGCAATGGTTACAATAATTACAAGCTGCTAGAGAACGAAGAAATACCTTTTATGCCAATAACAATGGTAAGAGCTATTCCTATGCCGTATCGTTTCTTTGGATTAAGTTTTTACGATCTTATTGCTGACATACAAGCAGTTAGTTCGACAATTTTACGAAATACACTTGATAATATGTATTTCCAAAACCACGCAAGAACACTTGTCGTGGATGGTCAAGCAAATTTAGATGATTTATTAACTTCACGAGCAGGTGGAGTTGTAAGAGTTAAGTCACCAAATGCAGTAACACCAATGCAAACACCAAACTTCTTAAATGAAGGTTTGGCTATGATGAAAAAGATTGATGAAATTAAAGAATCAAGAACTGGTGTAGCAAAACAGCAAATGGGATTAAATGCCGATACAATAAACAAATCACACACAACCGCAACGTCAACAAATCAAATGATGATGGCACAAACACAACGTATTGAGTTGATTGCAAGAAACTTTGCTGAAGGTGTAAAAGATATTTTCAGATGTATTTTTGCCGTTGTTTGTGAATACCAAGATAGTGAAAGATTAGTAAAAATAAATAATGATTTTATTCCAATGAATCCTCGTGATTGGTTTAATCGTTATGATGTAACCGTACAAGTAGGACTTGGAACTGGTAATCAGGATCAACGATTAAATGTTTTAGCACGAGTTTTAGCGGTGCAAGAAAAGATGATTGCACAAGGCGGTTTGAACATGGTGAGTCCACAAAATATATACAATACTCTTGAACAATATTTACAAAACTCAGGTTATAAAGATGCTTCACCATTTTTCAATAATCCTGCTACTGTTCCACCACAACCAAGACAACCTAGAGTTGATCCAGCATTGCAGGTGGCACAGCAGGATATTCAGTTAAGACAACAAAAAGCTGCTGCTGAATTAGATTTAGCAAACAAAAAATTACAAGTTGATTCAACCATCAAAGCAAAGAAATTAGATTTAGAAGAACAAAAACTCGCAACACAAGTTGTGAAAGACACAGATAATTTAGATATGGAAAAAGAAAAACTCGCAAGTAAGATTGTGCAGCAAGGATTAAATTAATGGTTACATTCAATCCTTTTATGCAATCAGCTACGGCACAAGATATTATTAGTAATTATATTAATAAGCCGTATGAAAAACCACCTGCGATTAATCCTATATTTGATTTACGAGAACCTGGACAAGAGTTTCCTCCTCTTAATCCACCAATACAAACTGATCCAGTTGTTGATCCTTGTCCTCCCGGATATCAATTGATTGACGGTATATGTCAGCCAATAGATCAATTTGGTGGTGATATGCCAAATGAAACAACAGGTGGTGATAACGAAAATATAGATACACGATCAGAGAGTAGAAAACTATTTGATGATATGAAAAATGATCCAACAAATATGTTTGGTGCAACAAGATTTTTAAACAAATATCAAATTGGTGAAGATGAATTTGGAAATCCAATATTTTCTTTTGATGAAAAAGTTGGCAGACCATTTGGATCATTTGGATTAATTGATATGTTGTTCGGAGGTGCTGATAACAGACAAAAAAAATACGATCAAGCTATTGAAACAATTTTAGGTCAAACAAGTAACTTCGGACAAAATAATCCATTAGCATTTGGCAGACAAAGTGGAGATATATTTACGATGTATAACCCTGAACAATATTTACAAAATGTTCAAGATGTTGCTGTACAAAAAGTAAATGATCAAGATGTTACTGTTGGTGATATGATTGGAAGTTTAAATACAGGAAAAGCTTCACAAGTACAAAGTCAAGGCACAGAGCCAGTAGATATAAGAGGTAGTTCACTTGTAATTCAAGATGATGGTGGTGCAAGAAGGAGAGATGATACTGCTTATGAATCTGCTGTCGCTAAAAATATTGCAAGAAATATTGGTAATACAGGATCATCAGGATTTAGCACTACACTAGGCGGATTTACAAGAGGAAGATGACACCAGATCAAGAAAGACAACGAACTGAATTAGCAAAAAGTATTTTAGATAATCCTGTATTTCAGGATGCAATTAAACAAATTAAACAAGAATTATATGGTGAGTTTTTAAATTCACCTGCACGAGATTCCGAAGGTAGAGAAAAAATTTATCTCATGGGTAAAATGTTTT